TCTGATGAAATCCGCGTGAACGAAAAAGCAATCAGCAAACGCAAGAGGGAAAAGCGATGATCAAAGTTTTAAACCCTCCCGCTGAAGAACCAGTTACCCTGGCGGAAGCCAAACAATTTTTAAAAGTTGATGACCCGATTGATGACGGTTTAATTTTATCCCTAATTACCGCTTCACGGATGTATTTTGAAGCACAAACTAATATTAGGATAATAACGCAAACGATGGTCGATGAGCGAGAGACATTCCCCGATGGTTATTATTATCTTGAAGGGCCAGTAGTTTCGATTGATTTAATTGAATACATTGACGAAAACGGAAACTGGCAGGAATGGGATTTAGACGAGGTGCAGTCTGATTTAATCAGTAACCCCGCTCGCTTTTATCCTGCTGATACTTTTTCTTACCCCAGCGTGTTGGAAGGACTGGGATCCGTGTCAGTCACTTATACAGCCGGATATGGTGCAGCAAGTGCAGTACCAGTAATCATTAAACAGGGGATCAAGATGCTCACGGCGCACTGGTTTGCCCAGCGCGAGACCTCCGCCGATTCGACGCTTTCCGAAGTTCCTTATGCGTGCGACGCAATCATAAAAATGTTTTCTCGAGGGATCCAAATGTGAATTTAAAAGCAGGCGAACTAACACAGCGAATCGGATTGCAACGCTCCGCAAACACGCAAGTTGACGCATACGGCCAACCTACGAACACTTACGGTACCTACGCTACGATTTGGGCGAGCGTGCGCCCGCTCTCAGGCAGGGAGCAAGAAATCGGATCCGCTCGAGGGGCGTTACTTTCGCACCGCGTGAATATCCGCTATCGACCCGGGGTTAGTCATGGTGACCGGCTGATTATGGGTGATCGGATTTTAGAAATTGTGAGCGTTAGAAACATCGATGAAGCCAAAACTCAGCTTGAAATTGACGCAATTGAAAGGACGGCTTAATGCCGCGTGCCAGCATTAAATTTGATGTAAGCTCCTTGCGCAGTGTACTCGATCAATTAAAAAGCATCGACAAAAAGGTGCGTACTAAAACACTTCGTACAGCGCTAAACGCTGGAAGTAAAATTATTTTAGATTCCGCAAAAAGCAAAGTCCCAACGCTCTATAAGATTCTAAAAAAATCATTGGGACGAAAAACAAAAGTATTCCAGGCAAAAGGTTTTGGATACGCAATTGTGGGGCCGAGGCGAAAAATGGGGGTGATGATTGATGGCGTGGAGAGAACCCCCACTAAGTACGCGCACCTGGTCGAGTACGGAACAGCAAAACATCCCACGACGAAAGGCATTGTTACTTCTGCGGTATTGTTAAAAAAAATAAAGTCAATCCAAAACTTTGCCTTAGTTGGTAAGCCGCATCCAGGAGCCAGACCAAGGCCATTTCTACGCCCTGCGTGGGATGAAAATAAAGCGCAAGTTTTAAAAGTTATGGAAGATATTCTCAGAGACGGTGCGACTGGCGGTGGCTCGTGAGTGTAGCAAAAGCAATGCGGGCTCGCTTGATTGCAACTGATGGGGTAACGGCTTTAGTCGGCCAGCGCATTTATCCGGGCAAAGCGCCGCAAGACGCAACCATACCGTACCTCGTTTACCAGCGTATCTCAACAACTCGCTTCTCGACTTTTTCGGGCGCAAGCTTGATCCCGGAATCAAGAATGCAGATTGATATTATTGCAAGTTCGCAAGCCAACGCTGAGTCAATCGCCTCGGCGGTGAGAACTTCGCTTGACGGCTATACCGGCACTTCTGCCGGCGTGGTGGTGCTCTCCTCGACTGTCGAGGATGAGGCAGATGGGAACGAGACAATCGATGGGTCTGACAGTCTGTACTATCGTGTAGTACTGGACTGCTTGATCCAAACTAGAGAAAATTAAGGAGACGAACTATGGCCGCCGTAGCAACTTATGGGACGACTGTATCTATCGGGGGCACCGCGCTCACCGGTATAACCGATATCACGCCACCGAGCTTTTCTCGAGGGACGATTGATATTACCAACATTGCCTCAGACGATCACGCAAAAGAATTTATTCCGGGTTTCGCTGATGGTGGCGAAATGTCTGTTACCGTGATCGTGGGCGCAGGCTCTGGCATTAGCACGATCTCTGGTTACATGAGTGATTATACAACCGCAAAAGCGTGTTCTATAACTTTAGCCACCGGAGGCTCTGTGGCTTTTGATGGCTGGGTGACTAAGGTGCAGTTCGACGGGCTCAGCGCAGGGGATAACGCAGCAAAAGCCACCATCGGTATTAAGCCAACCGGTCTGGTTACTTACTCCATTACTTAAGCGAAAGGCTTTTAATGTTAGATCGATCTGTTTTATTGGAGTCGGCAAAATCCTTTAAGCTTGGGGAATTAGAACTTCCCGAGCTTGGCGGAAAAATATTCTTGCGCGTGATTTCGTCACGAGAAAGGGACGCAATCGAGCAAGAAATTAGTAACGCGAAGGGTACCGCAAATCTGCAAAACATCCGAGCAAAGATGGTGATTCGCGCCGTGAGTGACGCAGACGGCAAACGAGTTTTCTCGGATGCCGATGCCGACCTCGTGGGCGATATGCCAGCGCCGCTTGTGGGAAAAATTTTCGACGCAGCCTGTAAGCACAACGGCATGACAGGCGAGGCGGTTGAAGACGCAAGAAAAAACTAATGGAGCGCCCGGCGAGAAGGTTTCTTTTTCGCCTGGCGAGTCATTTAAAAAAAACAGTCAACGAGCTATTAGACACGGTTGATTCGCACGAACTAACGGAATGGCTGGCGTACTCTACAATCGAGCCCCTCGATGGCGACCGTGGAGACATTCACTCTGCGCAGATTTGCAGTTTGCTGGCGAATCAATGGCGTGGCAAAGGAGCAAAGGCAGCGACGGTAAGTGACTTTATTCCTGACTGGTACGCACAGCCAAAGGCAACGACTTTTGAAGATTCGGTTTTAGCCTGGGCAATGGCGGTTGGCACGATAAAGAAGGAGTAGCTCGTGGCAAAATCAATCGGATCATTAGATGTCTCAATGGGATTGTCGATTCAAGACTTTACCAAAAATCTTAACGCCGTCGGTGGCGGTTTAAATAATCTTCAAAAAAATTCCGAAGTTATTTCTAAAAAGTTTGATTCATCTATTGGCGATATGATGGGCAATGCTTTCGTTAAATTAAAAAATAAAGCTCAATCGGCTGCTAGTTCCATGATGAGCTCTTTAGTCAAGCTAATCACCAATCCGATTTCGGTTATTGGTGGCGCTCTGGCAGGTTACGGGATTTATAAAATCTATGATCGTGCGATCGAAGCCTTCGCGACCTCAGAGGAACTGCTGACAAGAATCCAAGGATTAAGCGGCGTCGAAGGCGCAAAGCAAATCGGATCAGCGCTTGGCGAAATCAGCAATAAAGGATTGATTGCAGCTCAGGTCGCTGGCGATCTCGCCACCAAACTGCTAGGAATTGGCGCATCATCTTCCGCGACGGCAACGCTTGTAAGCTCCTTCGGGGCGATCGCCAGCGCATCGGGGGCAAAAGCCGGTGATGTGTTTACTCAGCTAGGAGATGTAGCGTCTAGGCTTTTGGGCGGTGGCGAGGTGCTTGCGTCTGATTTTGCGTCTCTCTCAAGTTTAGGCCTACCGGTTTACGACGCATTGGCTCAGCGCCTTTCAATGGTCACAGGCCAAGCGGTCACGGCAGCCCAAGCAATGCAGATGCTAGCTAATGGCTCGGTCGGTTCTCGTGATGCGCTTAACGCACTTTCCGGGATGAGAAATGATCCTAAGGTTATCCTGCAAGCTGAGGCGCAATCGAAAACGCTTAAAGGTATTTATGCGAATCTCGCAGGCGAAATTGAAGGATTCTTTGCAGAGTTTGGCGGCGCTATTGTAGACGCTTTAGATCTCAAAGGATTTAGTACTTCTTTAATTGATTTTGTTAAAGAGTTTAGAAACAACTTTGATTCCTTAGTTCCAGCGCTCAAAAACATTGGCATGGTTTTAAGCACAGTTCGAGATGTTTTGTTCCAGGCGTTTCGGGGTCTGGTGCAGTTTTTCACGACGATGGGAACAGGCGC